TTTGCATATAACTCTGCAATACAGATGTATCCATTCTCTTAAGAGTGCCAGCATCACTTATGACAAACTCATCGGTGGAAGCAAGCCCACTTGTTATTTCTGCTTGTCCTGTGATGTCTCCTACAACGAAGTTGGATGCTCCCGAAGAAGCGAAGTTTTGTGCGGCTATGTAGTCAAAAACTGCATCACCAGTGACTAGGTTAGCATTGCCATCAGCAACGGAACCTGATGTTGCCTCTATCGTAGAATCAAACGATATAGTACCATCATCATTAATTGTGATTGTCTTAGTTGCATTATTAGCACCAGTTACCTCTATCTTCGGTTTTGCACTCTGTCCTGTGTTTGGTGTGATTAGAATGTCCTTGTCTGAGTTAGCCATTAGTATTCAACCTCCATCTTCCCTACGTCCTTCCTTTCACCGTGTATTATGTAGAAGCAGTCTACACCCTCATCTGCTGCATTAGCCACGAACACTTGGTTGTCTTCTATCTTTTCTACATATAGCATTTGGAAATCACCATTTGGTGTTAGTTGAACTGTGATTGTATCCTCATCCACTAATGCTGTCCAATACTCAGGTAGTTCTATCACACTCCCTTCTAATCTTCCTCTGTAATACACACCATGTTCCGGTCCCTCAAGAGAACCGTGTTGTAGTGTCCTTCCCTGCTTAGTTGGGTGTGGTATAACGAAAGACTTGGTTGTAGCACCGAACGAGCCGTTTACCTGTAGTTTGAACCCCGGAGTCGTTGTTCCGATACCCACTCTTGTATTGGCAGAATCCACATGCAATGCGTTTGTGTCTACAGTCAAGTCTCCTGATACAGTAAGTGATGATAGTGTACCAACACTTGTTATTCCTGATTGTGCTGCATCTACGTTCAGCGTATCTCCGCTTAGTGTCAATCCAGTTCCAGCAGTTAGGTTTGTATCGTCTGAGATGTCTATTGGGTCAACTGTAATTGCCTGTCCACTAATGCTTAGGTAGTTTCCACTACCAGTCAATGTGACATCTGTTGAGTTATCCGTTCCAGCAGCGTCAACTCCTAACGCACTTCTAGCAGCGGAGGCAGATGTAGCACCGGTTCCTCCTAAAGAGACAGGCACTGTTCCAGAAGTGATTGTCTGTCCTACAATACTGAGATAGTTATTGGATACAGTTGCAAGGGTAACATTGGTTGAGTTATCAGTCCCTGCTACATCGACATTCAAGTTAGTTCTAGCATTTGCTTGTTGTGTACCACTAAGACCTTGTGAAGAGGTATCTACTCTCAATCTGTTTCCTAGCGCAGTAGTGACAGTCGAGGAGAAAGTAGCATCGTCATTTATCGCTGCTGCTAATTCATTGAGCGTATTCAAAGCACCCGGAGCAGAATCTACTAAACTTGCTACCTCAGTATCTACATAAGCCTTGATGGATTGTTGTGTAGCAAGATGTGTTGCAGAGTTAGAGTTCATATCATCTTCATCTAAAACAGGAACCACGAAGTCTATGTTGCCATCAGTATCATCATACGATACGCTAATGAAAGTCTCCGTTCCATCAAGCATACCTCCAACAAAGTCCTCGACTTGCTCTTGAGACAGTTGAGTGTTAGTATCAGTGGATGCTATTGTTAGAGTGCCACTTGCATCATCATATGTTTTTGTTATATTGGTTCCTGCAACAATCAAACCATTAACGAAGTCCTCTACTTGCTCCTGAGTCAATTGTGTATTTGTATCAGTGCTTACGAAGTTGAGTTTACCTCCCGTATCATCGTATGTCACTGAAATGTTTGTCTCAGTATTACTACTCACCATCGCACCAACGATATCTTGTACTTCTTCCGTTGTAAGTTGAGTATTAGTGTCAGTAGATGCAATCGTAACGGCTCCACCACTTTCGGATATTGATATATTAGAACCAGCAGTAAATGCGAGTGTCTCACTGTTTGCTAAGGTGTTTCCACCTGCGGTAACTGTTCTTACACTAACACTTAAATCGCTTATCTGAGATTCAGTAATAGATAACGCTGCTTGATGTTGTGTTACACTCGCTTCGGATATTCTTGCATCAGCAAACGTTCCTGATGTAATCTTACTTGTAGCGAGACTTGGTATTCTAGCGGTGTCTAGAGTGCCACTTGTTATCTTGGAAGCAGCGAGGCTTGGTATGTCACTTGCAGATAATCCATCATCTAGTATGTTTATCTCTGCTAGACTTGCTGTTATTCCCAAGTTTGCTATTGCATTGCCTTGCTGTGTAGCAGTTAGTCCCTGACTGTTAGTATCCACTCTTAGCCTGTTACCTAGTGAAGTAGAGGTGGTGGTTGCAAAGTTAGCGTCATCCCCTAAAGCAGCGGCTAGTTCATTTAACGTGTCTAGTGCGGCGGGAGCAGAGGAAACAACCCCTGCTACCTCTGCATCCACATATGCTTTTATTGACTGCTGACTTGCTACCTTTGTCGCCGAGTTAGATGACATATCATCCTCATCTAGTAAGTCAGATGATATTGAGTAGTTATTAGCAGAAGTTTCAATTCCTGCTAGTTTGTCAAACTGGTCATCAGTCATCAAACCGTGAGCAGATGTTGTTGCATCGGGTATTGTTGCCGTTATCGTAGAGGCATCTGTTTTCGTCAAGGTTAGAGTATTACCACTATATGATACCGCATTGACTGGTTGTGTAGAACTATCAATGATTATTCTCTCATTGATTCTACTAACAGTCACGCTTCCAGTTCCCTCAAAGTTTACTGAAGTAGCACTACCATCCGTTCCAGTTAGTTTCAACTTCTTCGTATTTGAAACACCAGTATCTTCAACGGTAAACACATACTGTGTGTCATTTGCATCGAAAGAGGTTAGGTCAACATATGCCTTTACAGCCTTTGCAGATGGAACAGAATCATGAGAACCACTAACAGCAGTCAAATCTGTATCGAACGCTGTTATTCCTGACAGTGATGTTATTGGTGATGAAGTTGTTAGGTAATTACCTGATGCTTGTTTAGCGTCCAACTGCGTTTGTATAGCAGAGGTCACTCCATCCAAGAATCCAATCTCAGTAGCAGTGAGAGTAGAGGGTATACCATCTAACGCATTAATCTCAGTAGCGGTTGCTGTTATGCTCAAGTCACTCAGACTACCAGCCTTTCCAGCAAGAGCAGATACTAAGCCAGTCACCTTGCTCTGTGCAATATCAAGAAGTTTGTCATTTGCTATCGAACCAGCCAATTGAGTGTTTGATATACCTCCACTCTTTACTGTCACTGCTCCACTAGACACATCAAAATCAGCACTGGCAAAGGAAGCAACTCCTTTGTTTGATGTGGTGGCATCTTCTGCATCTATTGTGAGTGTTCCACCAGTGTCATCGTAGGTTGTTGTGATTCCCTCACCATCGATTATGAGAGCGTTGACCCTATCATCCACTCTTTCATTAGTGTAGTAGAGATTTGACCCCTCTGCTATGTTTGCAGTTGTGAGAGTTAGAGTGCCTCCTAGTGCTAGACTACTACCATTGAGCGTCACTGAGGAGTTAGCAAGTTTGTCGTTTGCTATGCTTCCAGCAAGTTGTGCATTAGTCACTGAGATGTTTGTCACGTTACTTGAGAAATCTGCACCTGCTGTTGCTCCGGTATCAATACCCGCTAACTTGGTGTTCAACGAAGAAGTGAAATTGACATCGGATTGCGTATCAGCAGATAGGACTCCTGTGCTGCTGTTTATTGTTAGATTAGTCCCGACTTTGATACCACCAAGAACATCTGCCTCTGCCTTCGGCAATGAGAAGAAGTTAGCATTTGCCTCTATTCCATCTAACTTAGTTTTGAGTGTATTCGTGAAATTGTTCTGTGTTAGTCCACCATCACCAACAGTGTACTGCGTATCAGTCACAGTTTCGGTGGCAGATTGTATTCCTATGATATGTCCATTAGAATCTAGAGTTATGTCCTGTATGTAGGTTCTCCCTGAGTTATTCACTGAAGACGCTGCATTGCTTATAGTGGGATGCGCTGTTAAGAAACCAGAGTTACTGTTGCTGTAGTTAGACAGGTCGGTATCAACATTCAGAGTATCCCCACTTAGCGAGATGTTTGTTCCGGCTACTAGATTCGTATCATCACTGATATCTATCTGTCCTAGTGTTATGGCCTGACCGCTTAGTGATAGATAATCATGGCTTGAGGTTACTAGAGTTACATCCGTGGAGTTGTCAGTACCTGCCGTGTCTACATTCAAGAAGGTTCTAGCCGCTGAAGCACTGAGAGTTTCTACAGCCCCACTTCCTGATGTTGTCCTACCTAATAGGACACCAGTGCCTACATTCTGTAGTTTTGCAAAAGTTATGGCGTCATCTGCTATCCTCGCTGTTGCGAAAGTACCACTGTCTATCTTAGACGCTGCTAGATTCGGTATCCTTGCCGTGTCAAGCGTTCCGCTACCTATTGCGCTGGCTGCTAGACTAGGTATGTCAGAAGCCTGTAACTTAGCAAATATGTTTGAAAGTGCTATCTTTCTCAAACCAGCATCGGCATCATCATACATTATGAAGTCATTAGTCAGGTGTATTGCATTCTCAACTGATAGAGAATCGATGTCAACCTTTAGAGTGGAACCAGTTCTATTCAATCCTTCACTAATTGTTAGGCTTGGTTCCTTTCCACTTAGGTCTGAGGTTAGGTTTGTCACCTTAGCCTGTGCGATACTACCTGCGAGATGTGCATTCGTCACAGCACCATCTGCAATGGCAGCAGAAACAATTGCATCATCTGCAATCAACGCAGAGGTAATTGCGTCATCTGCTATTAGTGCAGTTGTTATCGCATCGTCTGCTATCTTCGCAGTGGTAACTGCATCATCTACTATCTTGATAGTGGCTACAGCATCAGTGGCTAACTTAGCACTTGTGACAGAGGAGCCTTGTAATTTAGCAGTGCTAACTGAATCATCCACTAGTTCCGTTGTATTTACAGTATTACCTGCTAATGCTGTGGATAACGTGACATTTCCCGAACCATCAAAGGATACTGCACTAGCAGTTACGTCACCTGATAATGCAAAGTTTCTACCAGTGGTCAATGTGTTAGCCGATGATACTGTTCCAGTCACGTTACCAATGAAGGTTCCTGCAACGAATGTCTCAGAGCCAACTGTCCACCTTCCTGCACTTTCATCCCAAATCAGTGTCTTGTTTGCATCATCTCCCCTTTCGACTTCTATACCTGCATCTTCACTTGCGCTACCTGTTGCATCAGAGTTTAGAGTGATTATGCTATCTCCGATGTTCACTGTGTTTGAGTTGACCGTTGTTGTCGTTCCCGATACTGTTAGATTACCTCCCACAGTAAGATGTCCTGCGAATGTAGCAGTGTCATCTGATTGATTTCCTATTGTGAAGTCACCATTCATATCTGCATTCAACGCTGTCTTAACTCTAGCAGTGTTAGTGACATCTGCACTTGCTTCTACCCCTAACATTGTAAGTAGATTAGCAGGGGATATTTCCTCTATATTGCCAGCACCCGAAGAGTCTCTTCCGAGTATTCTATTTGTAGCAGATACGTTTTGCATCTTAGCGTATGTTATCGCATTGTTCGCTACGTTTCCCTCGACTATGGTGGTATCTGCAATCTTAGCCGAAGTCACTGCGTCATCTGCTATCATATCAGTAGCGACCTGCACCTCTCCAATCGCACCAGCAGTGGCCGCACCCAAGAGTCTGTTGTTCGTTGTTGTGTGTTGCATCTTCCCAAATGTAACAGCATCATCTGCAATCTTATTGGTTGTAACAGCACTAGTTCCTAACTTCGTTTCTGTTACTGCTCCGCTGGTTATCTTAGCCTCAGTTACTGCATTATCTGCTAAGTTACTAGCATCTAGACTAGTGATATCATTCGTGGTTGCAAGTGTCCTAGCACTACTACCAACACTAGGAAATGATATTGCACCAGCGTTTCCCGCTTTAACAACAGTCCCATCGGCGTTTATCCTAAGCGTCTCTGCACTACTGTTTATCGCTGAGAACTCTCTGCTTGTCTGAGTGTATCCCACATACTGATGTGGTCTATCAGTTGCATCATTGTTAGAACCTGCTGTTATCTTTACGATTATTATTGGAATGTCACCTGACTGCAACTCAGCAACAGTTGCCACACTAGTAGTTGTTTTTCCAGTGACAGCACCATGTCTCCATGCTAAGGCATTGGAGGAGTTTGCTACGATAACACCATACCAATCAGCAGAGTTAGGACTTATCGTATCTGTCCCTGATGTGGTAGTAGTCAATGTTGCCCCTGATACACTAACGAGTTTCCCTGAACGTAGTATAGTTCCACTTGCAACTTGAAAATGTGTTGTGCTACTAGTGGTTCCTTGAGTTAAACCAAAACCACTCAATGCTCTATTTTCACCAGTTGCAGTTTGGAGTGCCTTAATTATCCCTGAATGTATATTGTCCGTTCCATCTTTTAATTGGTCAGAACTTAGCGTAGAAGGATTTGCTGCCATTGTCGTAATTAAGCCGGGATTTGTACTCATTGTCCATCCACCTCTATTCTAATCGTAAAGGAAACAGTGTCGCTGGCCGCAACAGTTCCTGTGCTTGTGAAAGTGACTCGGCTCAATAAAATACCGTTAGGTGGTGTTGTTCCGTTACTCTCACCTGTTCCCGTTTTGAATATGCCTATTTCCGAAACACCGGATGCAGGTATATCGCTTCCTGCGAAATCAACATTGTATATCAAAGTCGAACCAACAATCGTCGGAGTCTGACCAATCTTTTTCGTGATAAAGTGATTCATGGTGGTTTGACTGGCAGAAGTTGTATCCCTACCATCACCAATCGCTACTACCCTATATTCTGCTGCTATCAAACTAGCAATATTTGCTGCCCCTACGTTTACTACTGTCATCTTCAATCCTCACTACTAAATTCGTCTAATACTATTGTTCCTGTTTCAAACCCTACTGTTTCTGTAAATCCTACTAAGTCGTCAAAGCCTGTGTTCGATGTCTGCCCTGTACCTGTTATAGTGTAAGCGACTAAGACGGTTTTTACAGATATTCCATCTGTCAGCAGATTTCCACTAGTTACTCTTTCCGTGTTTCTATTGAAAAGAGTGGAACTTGAGGATGATTGTTGTGTGTCTAATTCAGACAATCTCTCTGCTATAGTCTTGTCAAACGTGTTGACTGTCATGGTTATAGTGCCTGTCAATACGTTTTCTATCTCAAATATTACATAGTCGTCTGCTGGTATTCCTGATTGTGGGAAGTCTAACGATACTATGTCTCCTGCTTCAAGCATCTCTAACCCGCTTTTATCAAGTGTGAGTTTGATTTTACGAGCATTGGAACTATGTATCTCCAACAACTCTGTTGCCTTTATCTTGGCGTCAGATATGTTTCTGATTGTAGCATCAATGAATGTAACCTCAGTTCCATTATCGTCTTTTGCAACGGAGGCTCGTATTCTATCTCCAATTACTGTGACTTTTACTGCTCTACCAAATAGCGATGCATTACTTTCTACCTTTATGATTCTATTAGTTCTATGTGAAATTGTCTGTTTTCTCAGAAGAGAAGTATCATTCACATTCCGAAATGCCACTTTTTTACCCTTGATATTAAAATCGAGATTCTTTTTCGACGCTAGTAGGTTCATTGCGTTGAATGCTGGTGTTTGTGTGAAGTTGTTTGTTGCAACAAATGTCTTCTTATCTCTCTTGATTAACTCGTCATTTTGTGAAGGCACGAACCATAAGTCAACATCAGCGTCTGTATGTACATCTGTAATTGTTAGAGTGGAGCCTGATATGGAGCCGACAACACCAACAGGATACCCTTCATGGGTATAGATGAAGTCGCCAACTGATATGTTCTGTATTGCCTGTTTGCAAGTTATCACGTTATCTGCAACTGAGTTGACTATATTACCAGTGAACTCCGATTGGGTCTGTATGATGTCAGTGGTCAGTCCAGCCTCTTTTGCTATCCTCTGCATCTCTACTTCAACCTCATCTCCTATGGTCATGCTAGTCCCTATGTGACATCTAGTTATGTTGTCGAGGTTTGGCTTCTTCGATAGTTCTAAGTCTATAACTTCACTAAATGACACAACTCCGTTTCCTGTCAATGTGCCATCAAAGGTTAGTTTTACCTCTCGCTGTCTAATAGCATCTGTAAGCGAAGTGGCGGTGTCCGTAAATGTGACTTGTTTTCTCTGCTTGTTTGTGCCATCTGTGATGAAGCAGTCGAATACATCACCGCTTGTGAATGGAATATTATATGCAGAGTTAGAGGGTGTTTCAGGGACAATGGATACAATACTTGTGGATTCAGGTGCTTTATCTAGATTCATTAGAACGTAAGCACTGAAAACTCCCTCATCTAGATGTGAGTTTGAGTTTCCTGAAGGACTTCCAGTATCAAATCTAGATGCGGTCTCACTGTAGTCAAGACCAGTTGCATGTAGTTTGTTCAGTATTATCTCCTTCGGTGTATCCCTAAATGTTGTCTCTGCTAATCTCATTAATCTAAATCTTGGTCTTCTTGCATTTTGATTGTCACTTGAAAGGAAAGAGGCAGTGTTAGAGGCTTCTATCCCTCTATCTAGTTTTAAGACATGAGTGAATGAGGTGCTGTTTACCGTAGTCTGAGTTGTCGTGTGACTCAAAATCTTAGCCATGAAACCAATGTTCCCTCCCCTACCCGACTTGAACAACTCTCCCTTTTGCTGGTCAAAGAAACTAGAACCACTGAAACCCCCAAGGCTCAAGTCGCTGTTACTCTCCAACCCCTTTTCAGAAACTAGGTAGTATCCTGTTAAATTAGGAACGAAAGAGAGCCAAGTGTGCTGTGAGTCTGAGTCACTTATATCGATTGTTAGTGTGTCTCTTGCAGAGTTAGTTTGACTAAGCGTTACGTTATTTGTATCAGATATGTCAATTACAGGCTTTATCATCATCTGCGCTCTGTATAATCCACCATTATCACTAGAGGTAAAATCAGTATCATCATGTAAGTCATGAGTTGTAGTTGTTAATGTATCTCCCTCCTTCGACCCTAAGAAGTATTTTGGTCCATCATCAGTGAATCCTGATTCACCACTGTTCAGAGTGTTGTCAACACGACCAGACCTAGTGTGTGTTCCTGCTATTGCATATGTGTTTGGATTATTCTGAAATATCATAGTATTCACAGTATGCTGGTCAAGGTCAGTTGAACTGTCATTAGTACCTCCATCAAAGGCAGTAGCATAAGCACTGTGACTGCTTACCTGCTGTCTGCTTCCTAGTATCGCACTTGTTTGAAACATATCAGTTGGAACAGAGGGTCCATCCTTGCTGATTTTCCTTATGTTTCTAAAAACGGCAATGCAGTTTTCATATGGGTGAGCATTCGGTTCCAATCCATATGATTCGCTTCTGTTGATTGAGTTGCCTCCTGTAACCCCAAGTTCGTGAACTAGTCCAGCAATCACCCTTGAACTGTTCACAAATACATCACTTCCTGAGTTTAGTGCAGTATCACCATGCCATGTGTATTCCGGGTGGTACGGACTCAAATCTGAGACATTGGGATTCGTACTGTGTGTTGATGATTTGAACACGAATGGTATGAAGACACTAGGAGGCAAGAAGGCATCTCCCCCATTGCTAAGTTTAGCATACTTGAATATGCCACTCTCTGAGTGGTAGTTTGGTCTCGCTAAGTAGACACTTGTGAAATCCACTCCGGTTTGTGATGCAGGAACACCATCGGTTATTGGACTTTGAAATCCTTCATCTTCAAACTTGAATATCTCAAATGACAACAATGAGTATTGTCTGATTATATATGCAGGAGTGTTTAGAGCAGTATCGTCTCCTGTAACATTGGCTAATTTGTTAGCAGGTTGATTATCACCACTGCTCATGCTACTAATTGCGCTTGCTACGATGAAGACTAATTCACCTGTATCCGCTCTGAAGATAGCATCTCCTTCTGCTAGTGTTAGTGTACCGCCACCTGTGAAAGTCAATGTGTTATTTCCACTGCCATCCTTTACAGCCGCTAAAGTAGAGGGTGTACCCTCTCTAGTTGCATACATTTGGTATCTTTCGATATCCAGTAGTGCGTCATCAGGAGAGGGTAGAGAGTCAGGGTCTATGGGATTAAAGTGCCAGTCAAATGTTGCTTCAACCAATCTAGCAATACCGAATCTCTTTATTTCATCGGTTGACTTGGTTGCAGATTTTATTGATGCCCTTTCATAATCAATATCTCTCTTCTCAAGCATTTTACTTTTTCCGCTGTAAGAGGAGTGCGAAATCGAGGTGGTTGAATTAACGCCATCGCCCTCTAGTAAACATGCTAAGTCACTAAAGTTCAACTGCTGACTACCAATATTGTTGTATCTGAGTTTTGAATACGGAAACAAATCTCCTGTTGCGAATATCTCATAGTTCTGTGCTTTAGGAGCATGATTCAGTATTTTATCGATATCTGATTTCCTTGTGTTGATTACTCCTGTGGAGATTATCGTATGGGTTGGCGGTACTACATTAGTCACACCACCATTGTCAACGAATGAACTACCAGTTGCATTTCTCAAAGTGTAGTTTGAATCGTTCATGTTGCTTCCCAAAACAGGAGTAGTAGAAGGAGACAAAGTGGGTGAAGCAGGTGCAATGCCATTTGCCTTTATTGGATAGGCTATTGAATATCCTGATATCGCTTGTGGCTTACTTGCATTTTCATATATTCCAGCATCGGACTTGGTTATTGTTCCTGCTGTCAGCCGATGTGTGTCCCAATACCTGTATGTCTCTCTAGGAGCGTAGAATGTTCCTGCAAAGTTTCCAGTCTCCCCTATCTGAGAGTCTATTCTATGAAGAAAACCACCAGTATTCACATTATTATTGACCATGTAGAATGAATATCCACTTCTAGTATCGGCACTGTTGCTCTCTAGTCTAGCCATAACCAACGGACATATTGGTGCTATTGATATTCTAAAACCACCATCATCCTTAGAAATCGTTTCCACTACTTCAAACAACTCAGAGGAGAATGTCATTTTACTGATTTTAGTTGTTGACACTCCTGTTTCATTGGACAACTGCAATGCAAAGGTAGAGTCTTGAGTTGTTACACCGCTGTCTAGTGCATTGATGCTGATTGGATTAGCAATATCAAACCCTAGTGTTCTGTTCTCCAAAAATGAACCTGAGTTTGATGTGCCTTCTAATCTACTAGTTGTTAGACTTCTATCAAATGAAAACGAGTCTTGGAATATTACTCCTTTATCACTTACAGCAGAGAAGTCAGTAGACGTATTAGTTAGACTTGGGTTACTGCCGATTGCCTTGGTTCCCGACAAATACGTTGACTCTACAAATGGGTCATAGTAGTGTATGTTCTGTGTTGATGATAAAGATACCAAAGGTTCGTGTGATAGTGTTATTGCAGTAGATGTAGCAGACGCTACTTCACCGATGAATTTCATATTGTTTGACTCTGTACTGTCGTCTCTAGTGAAGAGGAGAGTATACTGAGTAGCCGTATAACCATCACTCGCATCATGAGTTATTACTCTTCCAGAAACACTAACGCTGGTTAACGTCTCTTCATTGCTAAAGGGTAGAACCGGATTCAGACTGCTATGAACTATATCTTCAGAGAAGGTTAGGTTCCTATCGACTGCTCTATTTAACAGAGAGGCAGAATCATCTCTTCCCTCTATTCTCATTCTTGGAATCTCATTACCGGCAACTAGGTCTATCTGCTCTACATTACCATTGAACACTTCCTCTTCTATTCCATAGCCACCCGTGTAGTAATAGAATCTGTCTTTGGCATTGGTGTTCTGATAGAATTTTCTGCTTGAGTCTTGGAATACTAGATACTCCATCGTTCTATCAGCGTAGTCAATGTTATTTTGATGAGTTGATACGGAGTCGAAAGATACTTTTGCACCATACAATCTAGCATCTTCCTTATTGATTGTCGCACCTGAGATGGATAGTCTGTTTCCATCAGCGTAGTGAACTTGAGTGTCAACACCAACTCTCTCTGTGTTCAGAACCCCTGTCCAAGGTGCTATCTCTACCACTTCATTGCTAAAGTCGTGAACAGTAGTTGCAACGGTGAAAGTTGTCGCATCTAATGTCTTACGGGCCTTTACAGTGAATGACTGAGCATTACCACTTTTATCGTTTACAGTGTTAACAACATAGTAGTATTTATCGATTCTGAGTATTGTATCTGTTGAAATCTTTCCTGATAGTTTGTAGTCATGTCCTGAGTCCATTTCATTGAATGTTATTGTGCTTGCAGAGGAACTACCAGTTGCCTTGAATGGGAGAGTCTTGAACGTCTTTCTATCATTGAAGAGGGTTTTCATTACCTTCAATCGCTGTCCCTCACGAATCTTCAACGGCAAAGAACCTGAGTTATTTAGGGAGGATAAGTTACATATCTTACTCATCTTATTTCTAGGACTATTGACCACGATATCCATGCTCATAGGAACAATATCATTCCTCAATGGTCTAGAGTCACTGGATGCGTATCTAGATGGGCCATTGAAGTTACCATCGAACTGTCCTGTTGTAGCAGTTGTGGCATCAGTCTCATGTCTCTTCGCATTTGGAAATGCCTTATGCCAAAAAATGGGATTGAAGTTAGATGTGTCTGCATCGTCTGTTGCTCT